GTGGAAATGGTACACGACCGTTGTACGTACCCGTTTGCATAATGATTCCCAAGAATTAATTGTGTTTACCCGTTGGCATAATGATGATTTGATTGGGCGCATAGAAAAAAGCGGGGAAACCGTAATTGACATTAAAAGTTGGGATGATGTAAAAGACATTCCGGCGGGCGCATGGGTACGAATAAATTTTGAGGGACTGAAAACCGGGGAACCAACAGAGATTGACCCACGGGAACCGGGGGCGGCGTTATGGGATAGACGACACAGCCGGGCAAAATTGGAGGGACAAAGAGCGTTAGACCCCGTACAATTTCAATGTTTGTATCAAGGCAACCCCGGAAACGCCGAGGGTAAATTGTACCGGAACCCGTTCCGAACATACGTTGACAAATCCGAATGGGGGACGTATGTACGTAGCGGGAATTATACCGACGTTGCCGACGAGGGCGACGACTTTACATTTTCGGCATGTTATGACATTTACAAATCCGGTAATGAGGCATGGAACGAACAAAAGAAACGGTTTGAACCGATTTTGTATGCGCTAATTACTGACATGGTATTTACGCAGGAAAACACGGAAATAACAGCCGTTACCGTCCCGGATATGATAAACAGATGCGGAACGCAAAAAGCATGGATTGAAAGTAACAACGGCGGTTCCGGCTTTGAAAAGGTTATAAGGAAAAAGATAAAAGCAGTAACAGAACCATTTTATCAAGGGGCAAACAAGGAAAGCCGCATTATAACAAATTCAGCGATGGTAAATGCACAAATAATAATGCCGATTGGATGGGAACAACGTTTTCCAAAGATACACGAACATTTGACCGGGTTTTTGCGTGATTTTCCTGCAAATGCCCATGACGACCCGGAGGACGGTTTAACCGGAATTTATGAAAAGGAATTGGCGGACGGTAATATTAAGCCATACAACGCCGCATGTAAGGGTATTACACGCCGTAACTAACAATAAATTCCATATATGCAAGAAATTAACCGGAAAATATTATAACTTTGCAAAAAGTAAGGGGCAAAGGGATAGCCCCGGAGATTATAAATTTAGTTTTAACGTTAAAAATTTAAAGAGTATGGCGATTTGTAAATGCCCGGCAGCCGCAGCGTTGCCAAACATTCCGAACGTTAAGTGTGCCGAGAGTTTCGGACAGATTCAGAAAGTAGCGTTTCAAAGATTGTACAAAAGCACCGGGGAAAGAAATTCATTTATCACGGCGGCGGGAATAGAACTTAAAGCGTCATGGACGGCGTTGTTATCGGCAGGCGACGACACGAAAGTTGTTTTGACCCCATACGTACAAGCACCAACAGCAGAAGCAGGGGCGGCACGTACATTTGGCGGCGGAAATGAAACGTTGGGAGGTATTGAGGAAGTAATAGGACGTGAGCCAACCCCATTTACGGCGGTATTGCGTAGAGTTCCGCAAAAGATTATTAAAGCATTGAAGCAATTGCAGTGCGAAAGCGATTCCCAAAATTTGGGCGTTTATCTGTTTGACGAAAACGGAAATATCGGCGCATTGCAGGACGAAACAAAAACAACAACGTATTATCCTATTCCAATTCGTTCTTTGTTCTTTTCTGATAAAACATTGGGAGGATTGGAAGCACCGGACAGCAACAACGTACAATGGTCGTTTTTGCCCAATTGGTCGGATGATTTGGTAATTGTAGCCCCGAAGGATTTCAACCCATTAACAGATTTGAGAAATGCCGAATGATAAAACGACGAAAGTTTTGTTGGAGTGTACAACACTGAAAACAACACGTGAATTTGATGTAACGCACGCCGAAAGATTGTTGAGGATGCGAAACAACGGCGGTTGGCAGTTACCGGAAAATAGTAAATTTGAATTTGACAAAGAAAATGGGCTTAGATATAAGAGAAATAAAAAAGCAGATAACGGAGCCACGGAACAAAGCGGCGATAAATAGGGCGATTTACCACCAAAACCGCATACGATTTCATGCGGAAAAGGCGTTGACGCCATACATTACGCAACCCGTGACCGATTTTTTGGCTTATGTTTCAAACCTTATACCCGCAGACAAATTCAAAGTGTTCAAAACATTGTTCCGTTACCCCGTAAAGACAAACGAGGTAACGGGCGTTTGTTTTGATAAGTTGAGCCGCATTTTTGACGGTCGTAACCCGGCGTTCAATTATCAGTTTATGAACAGCGAACAAAGGGACGATTGGGAGTATTACAGACAACACGTATTGGAAGAACCCGAAATTTGGAGCACAAAGGGATGGGAATATTTCAAAACCGAAATTAACAGCGTATTAATTGTTGATTTGCCAAAAGAGCAATCCCCCGGCGATAATTACCCGCAACCGTACTTTTATTGGTTGCCAATAGAACACGTTATTTCATACAAGGCAGACAAAACAACGGGCGTTATGCGTTGGATAATATTCCGGCAGGACGACAACCGTATTGCCGTAATTGACGATGAACGATACCGGGTATTTACCGAGGAAAAAGGCAATATTGGCGAATTGCTGATTGATAGCCCGCACGATTTGGGATATTGCCCAGCACGTTTTTTTTGGAACGAACCATTGAGTTTGAGAGAACCGGACGTTAAGGCGTCCCCGTTAACAACCGAGTTGGAAAGTTTAGATTGGTTCCTTTTTTATCATTTATCAAAGAAAAATTTGGATATGTACGGGTCGTACCCGATTTATTCCGGATATGAACAAAGTTGCGATTTTACGAACGGCGAAAACGGCGATTATTGCGACGGCGGGTTTTTGAAAGATAAACAAGGCTATTATAAATTAGACCAAGCGGGTTTATTGATGCGTTGCCCGAAATGCGGAGATAAACGAATTGTCGGGGTTGGTTCATTCATTGAAATTCCGGTACCGGACGGCGACAAACAGCCGGATTTGCGCAACCCGGTTCAGATGTTGACCGTTGACCGTAATAGTTTGGATTATAACGTTAGCGAGGAAGAACGGTTGCGTACAAACATAATTACGGCGGTTGTTGGTACCAACGAGGAAATAACAACCCGTGAAGCATTAAATGAACAGCAAATTAAAGCCAATTTTGAAAGCCAAAGCACGGTATTAAACCGAGTAAAAAAAGGCTTTGAGGCGGCGCAAAAGTTCGTTGACGAAACCGTTTGCCGTTTGCGTTATGGAACAATGTTTGTTTCGGTAAAAATCAATTATGGCACCGAGTTTTATTTGTCTGATGCAACCCAATTGCGAGAACGTTATAAGATGGCGAAAGAAAGCGGAGCAAGCGAGGGGGAATTGGATGCGCTACAAAATCAGATTATCGAAACGGAGTACAGACACGACCCAATACAAATGCAACGTATGTTAGTGTTGGCAGAATTGGAGCCGTACCGACATTTGACACGTCCGGAAGTATTAGAATTGTACGAAAAACAGCTAATTACCGAGGATGAATTGCGCATTAAATTGAATTTCGCTAATTTTGTGCGTAGATTTGAACGTGAGAATACAAACGTTTTGGAATTTGGCAGCCAAATACCATTTTCCAAGAAAATTGAAGTAATAACAAAAAAAATTTATGATTATGCGAGTGAAAGCAGAAACAGAGGGTAAAACAAAGGACGTCGGATTGTTGGACGTTACCCCGGAAAATTTCATTGTTCCAAAAGGAGAAGAAAGTTTTTATCATTGTCGTATTGAGGTTGTAAAATTCAACCAAGAAACGGGCGAAAGAATTTCACGACCACGTATGCAGGTTTTCGGAAAAAAGTTCTTTGAAACATTCGGATTGCACAATTTGCGAAAAATGGGTTATAAAGTTGACATTATGCACGACCCGAACGTTTGGGAGGCAGCGAACAAAGAAAAGATTGAAGCCAGCAAACGAGCAAAGGCAGAAGCAGCAGCAAAGGCGGCAGCAGAAGCAAAGGCGGCAGAACGTGAACAAATGAAAGCCGAAATTATTGCAGAACTGACAGCCGCCGGAGTTATCCCAGCAGAACCAAAGAAAGCCGGACGAAAACCAAAAGCCGAAAAAACAGCAGAAGCAGAGGAAGCGGCAGGCGATAGCCCGGAAAACAACGAGAATGTTTAACCATTAAAAATTACGAATATGGCACAGATGCACAGCAAGACAATTTGGTTATTGAAGTAGCCACAACCGCCGCAGCATTGGACGGCGACACAAAGAAAAAGTTGATTGAATGTATTGAGGGCGGAACAATTACCGACGTTATTTTGGTAACAAAAGAGGTTGAAAAGAAAATCAGCCATGCACGTGTTGTTAGTTGGTTGGTTGACACAACCGGGGATTCCCCAAAATACACAATTGATATTATTGACGCAAAAAGCGGAGCAGTAGAAGCAATCGCACTTAATTAATTCAAAGGGTAAGAATATTATGTTAACGAGAGAAATTTTAGTTGCAAATGCGGCTTTGTCGGGATTGTCTGACGAACAGATTACAGCGATAACAACATTATCGCAGAATGACGAAAACAGCGTTATTGCCAAGAAAACGGGCGAAATTTACGGGGCTTTGGATGGCGATATTTTGGCGGTTTCCGGTATCGCTAAAAATGGAACCGAAAAAACGTATGATTACGCAAAACGTGTAATGGTGGAAATGAAAACAAAAGCCGATGGCGCAACCGGGCTGCAATCGCAGATTGATTCATTGACCAAGGAAAGAGCCCGTTTAGAAAAGGCAATTGCCGATGGTGCGGCAGATGCGGAAACCGTGAAAGCATTGAAGCAGGCAAAAGCAGATTTGCAGAACGTGACAACGCAGTTTACCGAGTTGACAACCAAGTATGAGGCAGAAAAGGCAAACCACGAAAAAGAATTGTTCGGAGTAAGAATTGACAACGCATTGCAGACAGCCGCCGCCGGGCTTAAATTCAAAGCAGGATTTCCGGAAAGCGTAACAAAGGTTATTTTGACGCAGGCGACCGAAAAAGTAAAAGGCATGAACCCGGAATATATAGACGACGGAAACGGCGGAAAGGTTTTGGCGTTCAAAGATGCAAGCGGCGCAATTATGCGCAATCCAAACAATCAGTTGAACCCATTCACGCCCGCCGAGTTGCTGACAAAAGAATTGGAAACGATGGGAGTATTGGAGCAGCAAAGACAACAGCTAGGAGGCGGCACAAATAAGCCCGTAGGCGGTGCCGGAGGCGGCGGAATTACATTGGACGTAAGCGGAGCCAAAACGCAATCAGAGGCGTACGAACTTATTACAAAACAATTGATGGCGCAAGGTAAAACGGTAGGTTCCAAAGAGTTTGACGAAGATATGAGAAAGGTTTGGCAGGAAAATAGTATTAACAAATTTCCGGAGAGATAACCGGGTAATGGGTAAACCCGCATTTAATAACAAATTAAAATAAAAAGACTATGAGTTTAATTGCAACAAGATTACAGAATTGGCGAGTAGAAAACCCGGAGTTAGACCGTAATATGACCCGCCCGTGCGAGTATGGCGCATTAGATTTTTTCATTGAACAGACCAACGCCGGAAATTCCATTTTGTCCCCGAAATTGCGTGAACGTGCGTTTGCCTCAATCGGAAATACGGTACAAGTTCCGGTTATCAATTACGATGGCGACGTTACGGTTAGCAACGTTCGTACGTGTGTTATCCAGAACGATGAAAGCACGTCCGCACTTTATACCGTGGTTTGGGCGACATATTCCGTCGGCTTTACAATGGTGCCAACGTTGTATATGAACAACGAAATTTCGTATGACCACGATTTCAACCGCAAAATGGAAAAGGTTTGCAGAGCGTTTGCAAATTCGTTAGACCAAGCAGCCGTTGCAGCGTTGGAGGCAGAAAAAACCCATGTATTGAAAGACGAGTTGAATTACAAATTCGCTGCAAACGTTATTGAGGTTCCAACGCAGATGGCAACCGAAATTATGGGCGATATTAACCCGATTATGCGTGCAAATTGTTATCCGGGTTTGGCTCACATCGTAGGTAACGCCGGAATTGACAGCCTTATTAAAAAATTGGCACAGCACGGTATTTATAACGACGTAAACAAGCGTATGGAATACGAAAATAAAGTGTTCCATTATACAAACAACGTCGTAAATGAATCTAACAAAAACGGCACATTCTTTGCCGTAGAGGATGGTAACGTTGGCGTTTTAACACGTGTTGACCGTGAGGCGTTGAACCGCACCCGTGCGAATTTCCACGAATGGGACGTTGTACGTTTGCCGTACATTGATTTGCCCGTTGGTTCGCACTATTACACAGAAGTTGGCGACCAGTCACTGACAGCAGGCGAAGCGAGTGACGATATGACGTGCAACGTGAAAGAATATTTTGGATTTAGCGCAGACGTTGCGTTTGTAATTGCTTACAACAGCAACCCAACAACCGTTGCAAATCCGATTATCAAAGCGCAGATTGCAGCACGTGCGGGAAATGTACCTTTGGGTATGCCTGTATATGTAACCAACGCCGGGGAATTTCCCGCCGGAGGTGCGGGCGCATAACGCCGGAGCATAACGAATTATTTAACCGAGGGGACGGGGTGGTTATCCCCGCCCCCTTATTTATTGCAATCTTAATTCCTAATATGGGAAATAAATGGGCGTTTTTATGATAAGAATAAATGAAATATGCGAAGCGTTAAAAAATGTGTGCGGGTGGGAGCAATCATACGACCCGGCAAAGGCGATAGACGACAATTTAACGCAAACGGAAAGTGGGTTGTATTTTCAAGGTGCGCACCCGCTTTTGACGTTGGATAATATGGCGGCGATTATGCCGGATGATTGGGGGCTGCAATACCCGGAATGGAACATGATATTGCCGTACAAAGCCGGGCAGAAAGTGAGCCATAACGGTATTGTTTGGATTGCTAAAATTGACAACACCGGAGAGGAACCAACGGCAAGCGATTTTAATAATGATTACAGCCGGGAGGATTACGGAAACCCATATTGGAAACCGTATAATATGTTGACGGACTTTTTGGAGAGAATGACCCGAAACGGAATTGCGACCGCAATACAGACGTTTACACAGATTAAGCAGTTGGATAAAGAAACACGTAATTTGTTGGAGCGAAAAACGTTCTTTGATGGTGCCGGACGCATACGGGCGACGTTGCAAAACAATCATAAGTTGGTAGGATTTGAAATTGTCCCGGTTCGTGCAATGGGAGTGACGGCGAAAATTGAAAAGATAGGTTTGCAAATGACCGGGGGAACCGGGGTTGTTAGAATGTATTTGTTTCATTCGTCGCAGATAGACCCAATAAAGACTTTTGATTTGAATTTTACCGTTACAAATGGCGGTTTTCAGTGGTTCCCGTTAACTGATTGTTATTTGCCGTATATAAGCGACAAGAACAACGCCGGGGGGGCGTGGTTCCTTTGCTACAATCAAGACGAATTACCCGCCGGAATGGAAGCAATTAACGTATCAAAGGATTGGAGCCGGGAGCCGTGCGGAACGTGCAACATGGGTTCCGTTGAGGTTTGGCGAGAATTGACAAAGTATTTGCAAGTAACGCCGTTTATGTATAATGCGCCGGAAACGTTCGCAGAATACCCGGAGTTGTGGGATATTGCATACACGATGTACACACGAACCCAAAATTACGGGCTGAATTGCGAAATTACTATTGGATGCGATTTAACGGATTTCATTATTTCCCAAAGGCAGATTTTCCAAACGGTAATACAAAGACAAGTTGCTGCAATTGCATTGCGGACGTTGGCAATGAACCCCAACGTAAGGGTTAACCGCAATCAATCAAACGCAACCCGGATGGATATTTTGTATGAGTTGGACGGCAACACGTCCGGCGTTCGTCCCGGCGGTTTAGGTTACGACCTTAAAAAGTCTTATGAGGCGTTGCAAATAGATACGCAAGGGTTAGACCGTATCTGTTTAGCCTGCAATAACCGTGGGGTAAGATACAGAACCGTGTAATTATATAATTCAAAGGGAAAGTTGTATATAATTTCATGTAAAAGTTGTATTTATGAAACGGATAACCGATTTGCGAAAAAGGGTTGCGGATTTCAACGAGGCTTTGACGTCCGGGCGGATAATACAAAACATTATATGGGACAATGAGGCATATATAGTTGATTTGAACGCCGAGGAACAATTGTTTGAACAAGGTATTAACCGTTTGGGCGTCGAAATTTCGGATTATGCACCATACAGCCCCGTAACAATCGCAATTAAAGAGGCTAAGGGACAGCCGACAAACCGGGTAACGTTACGGGATGAGGGAGATTTTGAAAGTAGTTTTTATTTAGAGGTTGGCGACAAACAATTTGAAATTAAAGCGTCTGACTTTAAAACCGAGGATTTAATAAAAAAATACGGTCGTCAAATATTGGGTTTAACCGACGAAAATATTTCAATATTGATTTGGAAATATATTTTCCCGGATTTAATGGCAGAAACAAAAAAACAAATTTATGGCAAATAATGTAAAAGCCCCGGTTATTGACAACCCGGAATTGTTAGACCGGATAATTGGAAACATGCAAAACGGATTGGTTGATAATTTGCCGTGGTTGGATTTTGCATTTGGCAGGGCGGAAAGACTTGTTAAATACAACGGGAACCAAAAGCGATATTATACGCCAAATGTTTATTCCGGCAATAACGATTATATGGAAGTAACGCCGGATGCAAATATTGGTAATTTCTGTTTTTTTTGGGTTGACGACCCGCAAAACATAAGTTGGGAACCCGGCGTTGATATTGGGATAAAAACGGCGTTTTCGATTATCTTTTGGTTTGATTATCGAAAGATTTTCAACGAAGCAAGCAACAGAAACAAAGAGGCGTTAAAACGTCAAATATTGGACGTATTAAACGGCGGGTTTTGGTTGCGTCATGGAGGCTATAAAATAAACAAAGTCTATGAATTGGCGGAAAACATTTACCGGGGGTTTTCTTTGGACGAAATAGACAACCAATTTTTAATGCACCCGTTCGGCGGATTCCGGTTTGAGGGCGAATTGAGTATTGGAGAAACATGTAAATTGTAGGATATGGAACATTTTATTTATAACATTATTGTTGTCGCATTAATAGCGGCTTTTGTGCTGACGTTATTACGCAAATGGGGCGTCATTGAATGGGTACAGATTCACGGGAACGATTTCTTTTCAAAGATGTTTAATTGCGATTTCTGTTTGTCGTGGTGGACGTGCGTTTTGATTTGTTTCTTTGCGTTGATATTTACCGGGAACCTCTCATTTTTGGGCGTTCCCTTTTGTAGTACAATGATAACACGTGTTTTATTATGAAGAATGTACAAATAAAAGGAATGAACGTTGAGTTGTATGATTCAATCGAGGATTTGCCAATTATGCGTTTCCACAAGTATAACAAAATGCTTTTGGTTGACGCCGGGGTTGGTTCCGATTTGTCGGATTTTGACCTACATATTGAAAAGGTAATACGTTATTTGAACAGCCCAACGCCAAACATGGCAACCGTTGAGTTGGAAAATATGCGCCAAAACATATATTTCATTCAATCCGAGGTTTCCCCCCGGCATTTGGCTTTTGCCGTGTTGGTTAAATCAATAAATGGTAAACCCCGAAATGATTTGTCAGATGATGGATTGCAACAAACAATGAGTCTTTTTAAAGACGTTGCAAATTCAGAGATAACCGCCCATTTGGAAGCGGTTAAAAAAAAAATAGACGATGAATTGCGTTTGTATTTTCCCCGGTTGTTCGATGATGCGACATTGAAAGAGTATTACGATAAATTGAAACAAAGAACGATTGTTGTATTACGCACAATAATAGACGGTCGGGCAACCGAGGCGGACGCAAAAGAGATTGACGACATTACGGCGGAGTTGATAACCTATTTCAACCCGCAGACGTTTACCGGTTCGGAAAGCGTGGAAATTAGGCGTGACAGACAATTTGAAAATATGTGTTTGATATTGTCCCAAAATTTGCATGTTGACCCAAAGAAATTTACCGTTTTGGAATATTACAACGCATTTGAGTATATCAAGGAACAAGCCAAAAAAGCAAACAAGCAAAAAAGGGCAAAATAAGGCGATTTCCGGCGTTTTTATTTTTAGGCGATAAATTACACGTTTGAAAAAAAGAAAATGCAACAGACGGGGAATTTCCCGTAAATAACTAAACAATCGGCGTATGGCAGATAATAACAACCCAATCAAATATTCGGATTTAATAAGCCCGGATAATTCGATTACAGATTTGATAAAACAATTGGATGAACTTTCGGACACATATACAAATGCGCTGAAAAATATCAAAGCCGAAGCAATACAATTGGCGGAGATTCTGAAAAAGGTTTCCGGCGCAACGGAGGACGGGCGAAAGACAACCAAAAAAGCCGCAGACGATGCGGAACGTTTGGCACGTGCGCAACGTGATTTGGCGTTTGCAGAAAGCGAGAACGCCAAAAAGTTAGCCGAGTTAAAATTGGCACAGCAGGAAGCGAACCAAATTAATAAACTGATTGTGAAAATAAATCAATCCGCCGAGGGTAGTTATAACCGTTTATCGGCGCAATATTCATTGAATAAGATTTATTTAAACAACATGACTAAAGCCGAACGGGAAAACACCGAGGAGGGGCGAAAATTGGTTGCACAAACCAAAGAAATATACGAAGAAATGAAACGTTTGCAGGAAGCAACCGGGAAATTTCAATTGAACGTCGGAAATTATACGGAGGCGTCCGACGCAATTATTGCGTATGGCGACAAATTAAAAGAAACGTTAGGTTTAAATAGCGCATTTGGCGAAAGTCTTTTGGCGTTAGGACGTGGCGGGGCTGAAAGTAAAGCCGTTTTTACAGCTATTGGCGACGGGGCAAAAGCATTGGGAAAAACTTTGTTGGGTTTACTTTCAAATCCCGTATTTTTGGCAATTGCCGGGATTGCGGCGGCTGGTGCGGCGTTCAAATGGTGGTACGATTACAACGCCGGATTAGTTGAGGCAACAAGGTTGACGCAACAATTTACCGGGAAAAGCGGCGATGATTTGAAAGCGTTTAGAAACGAGGTGCAAGCCGTCGCAGATTCGTTCAGCGCAGATTTTCGGGAAACATTGATTGCAACAAACGCATTATCACAACAATTTGGTATTTCTGCAAATGAGGCATTGCAGTTGGTTAAGGATGGTTTTTTGTCCGGAGCCGATGCGAACGGGGAATTTTTGGACACGTTGAAAGAATACCCGGCATATTTTAAGGAAGCGGGAATATCAGCAGACCAATTTGTTGCCATTGTAGCCCAAACAAACAAAATGGGTATCTTTTCGGACAAAGGCGTTGACGCAATTAAGGAGGCAAATTTGCGTTTGCGTGAAATGACGACGGCGACGGCGGCGGCTTTGGACGGTATCGGTATTTCGTCGGAACAAGTTCAAAAAGATTTGCAGACCGGAACCAAAACAACGTTCGATGTTATACAAGACGTTTCCGCAAAATTGGCAGAATTGCCGGATAATGCGGCAACGGTCGGGGCTGCAATTGCAGATATATTCGGGGGGCCCGGAGAGGACGCCGGATTGCAGTATTTGCGCACGTTGAAAGATATTTCAACAAACATGGATGAAGTAAAAGGGAAAGCCGGAGTTTTGGCGCAATTGCAGGAGGAACAATTGCAAAGCCAAATTGAGTTGCAAAACGCATTATCCGGGTTGTTTGACGCAACCGGAGGGAATTTTGAAACGTTGACAACGCAGGCAAAAGTTTTTGTTAACCAAGGATTGACGGCGATAATAAAAGGGGTTATTGATGTTGTCAATTACTTGATTGAGTTATACAATGAAAGTGTTTTGATACGTGCAATTTGGAATGGGATTGTTGCCGGATTCAAAACAACATTTGATACGTTGGGAAATTTGTTTGGATTCTTTATTGATATAGTCAAAGCAACCGGAACCGCATTAAAGGGAGCGTTTACGTTGGATTTTGACGACGTAAAAAAAGGATTGGCAGATTATGCAGCAGCGTACGGGAATTTGGTTAAAGCCCAAGTTAAAGACATAACAGAAAATTTCCAAGAGGGTTTGGATGGTATGCAAAAGAAAATAAAACCGTTAACAATCCCGGTTTCTGTTGGAGATACCCCGACGCCACAAACAGACAATAAGCCCGTAACGACACAGAACCCAACCGTAACGCCAAGGGGTAAAAGCGATGCGGAAAAGGCAGCAGAACAACAAGCAAAGCAAATTGAAGCGGCATATAAAAAGAATTTGGAAGCAACCCGAAAATTGCAGGATGCACAATTGCAGTTGGAAACCGACGAATGGGCAAAGCGTCGCCAACAAACGCAATATCAGTATTCCCGCCAAATTGAGGATTTACAACACCAATTGCAGACCGAAAAGGATTTGAACGAAACCGGACGTCAAGCGATAAACGCCACAATTACGGCGTTGGAACAGCAACAAACCGAGGCGTTATTGAAAATCGAACAAGACCGACAATTGCAGGAATTAGCGTTACAGAAAGAAAGCATTGAATTACGTTTGCAAGCAGTCAAAGAGGGAAGCGAGCAGGAAAGACAATTGCGGATGCAGTTGTTGGAAAACGAAAGACAAACCGCATTATTACAGAACCAACAGAAACCGACCGGGCAACAGCAGGACGCCGCGGCGATTAATGCAAGTTTTGACGCAAAGGGAGCCGGAATTGCGGACGAATATTTGCAAGCGCAATTACAGATATTCGACCAACAACAAGCGTTGGCACAATCGGAGTTTGATTTGTTGAGAAATTCAGAAGCCCGGAAAACTCAATTCCGTTTGCAAGCAGAAAAGGAACGTTTGCAAAAGGTTTTAGAATTAAATCAGCAAGCCGCCAATAAATTGTCTGATGTTAAGGTACAAACAATTCAAAACACTATTAAAAAAATAGACCAAGAAATTGAGCAATCCAAAGGGGAGGAACGAGGAACAGACATTTACGGTTTGTTTGGGCTTAATTTGGACGACGACCAAAAAGAGGCAATTAATACGTCTATGCAATACGCATTGGATGCGTTAAATACATTCACGGCGGCACGTGTTGCCGCAGCAGATGCAGCCGTTGAGCAAGCGGATAAAGAGGTTTCCGCCGCACAATCGGCGTTGGATGCAGAATTGGAAGCAAGGGCAAACGGGTACGCCAATAATGTTGTACAAGCGCAAAAGGAGTTGGATTTGGCAAAGAAAAACCAAGAAAAAGCGTTGAAAGAACAACAGAAAGCGCAAAAACAGCAGGCAGCAATACAAACATTGCAGCAAATCGGAAACATGGTAACAGCAACGGCGCTGATATGGTCGCAATTAGGTTTCCCGTTTGCAATACCTGCAATTGCCGTAATGTGGGCGAGTTTTGCAGCGTCTAAAATCAAGGCGGCGCAATTGGCAAAACAGACCGGAGGAACCGGAGGAACGGAAACATACGGCGACGGTACCGTTGAACTTTTGGAGGGCGGTTCGCACCAAAGCGGAAATGATATTGATTTAGGAACGAAACCGGACGGAACCCGCCGACGTGCCGAGGGAGGCGAATTTTTCGCCGTGATAAATAAACGAAGTTCACGCCGTTTCAGAAAGATAATACCGGACGTTATCAATTCGCTAAACAATGGTACGTTTGCACATAAGTATTTAAAATCCTATTCAGACGGCGACGGTTTGACGTTAAACGTTACCGGACAAAGCCCGGATTTACGCAATTTGTCGGATGATGTAAGGGAAATTAAGGAACAGAACCGACGACGGGTTTACGTGGATGGCGACGGAAATACGATTGAAAGTTACAAGAATTTGAAACGTAAAATAAAAAGACTATGACACCAAAATATAGATTCTTTTTGCAGATAGGGGAGGACGGAACCAAACAAACCGTCTGCCCCAATTATAAGGATGATTTAACGTTGGATTATGAGTTGGAAACAAATCAAAGGTTTTACCGGGCTAAATTGTCCGGTAAAATAAACTTTGTCCGTGCTGATTACGATATTATCAATAATGCCCCGTTTGATTCTGAATTTTTCCTATATATCGAAAAAAGCGATGATTGGGGACAAACATACAATCAATACTATAAAGCAAAGTTTATGAAAACGGATTGTACGTTTAATGATGATGATAAATTGGTTACGGTACAGCCGGAAACAATAGACCAATACAACGACGTTTTGGCAGGATTGGAAAAGGAATACAATTTAATTGAGTTGGCCCCACAAATCGAATTTCTTACAATAAGAAAACGCCCATTGATACAAATATACGTTCCAGGAGATAGTATTGTTTCGTGCTTTTTGGGCGGCACGAATTGGGAACAAGACGCAAACGCCACGACTGACCAAAACGCATTAATACAAACCTATCATTTTGCACTATGTAATATTTTGAAAGAAATACAAATTACGTCGCACGGTTCCCCGGCGGTAATATCCGGGCTTTATACTGGGCGGATGTCGACGGGTGTAAGTCCTGATGAATTTATGGGAGATTTATACCCGGAATTAAATGTAAATTATTATATCCATATTGCACAAAAACTAGTTGCGGGTGGGCTACCTATTGGGCTAGCAGGTGTTGAGATACGCCGCCGTTCTGATGATGTGGCAATGTTCCGGTTTACAAAGATAACGCAAGAACCTTTTGATACGTTGGAATTTGATTTAACCGCCGTTGAGGGTTCCGGAGCAACGGGTACGATGCACGCCGATATGAAAAGTTATAATATATACGCCCGATATTTGGTTGATGTTGATAAAATATACGATTTAGATACATACCCGTTGCCGTCCGATGATATTGTAGATAATAATAGAAATTACCGCCGGGCAATTGGTTACGCAATCGACGTGGCATTTATATCTAAAAATTTTTCAGATACGCCGACCGAGTGGGGATTAGCCGACAGTGGAAAGTATTTTGCGCCGCCTTATTCCATATATGGACAAACGTTTTATCCAATCGCCCGGTCAACGTGGCGTTATGCGTCGTTATGGTTTGGGTTTTATCTGATGGATTGGATATTAGAGGAAAAAGCCCGAAAAGCATATACTTTGCGTGATGCGTTTACATTGTCGTCATGTATCAATGTGCTATTAAAAGAATTTGCGCCCGGAATAACGCATGAAGCGACGCCGGAATACAGCCAATTTCTTTATAACACAAACAATCCTATTTCCGGGCAGTCATTTAAGTTGCTAATAAGTCAGAAAAGTAATATCATTAATGGCGAATATAAAACCCCGGCGCGAAAAGCCCCGATTACATTACAACAGATTATGACGATGTTACGGGATATTTACAAATGTTATTGGTATATTGAGAACGGAAAATTTAAGATTGAACAAGTAAGTTGGTTTAGAAATGGCGGTTCGTATGGATATAACCCAATTATTGATTATGATTTAACGCAGTTAGAAAACGTTAGGAATGGCAAGAAATTAGCTTTTGCGACGTCGGAATATTCATTTGATAAAGTAGATATGCCGGAACGTTACCAATTTGAATGGATGGACGATGTAACAACGCCATTTGAGGGGTTGCCAATAGAAATTACGTCAAAATATGTAACAGCCGGAAAGATAGAAGAAATAAATATTTCCAATTTTACGTCCGATATTGATTTGATGTTGTTAAACCCCGGTGCAATTAGTTCGGATGGATTCGCATTGTTTGCGGCGGTTACACCGTCCGGCGGAGGACAATTGGAATTGCCGTTTACAAGACAAACCGTTGATAATGTAGAATACTATTTGCAAAACGGTTATTTAGCATTTTGCAATATACAACCGACATATTGGGTTTATGATATGCCCGCACGGAATTTCAAAATAAATAATTCCCCATATTATGCTATGGGAGGATTGGAACGTAAAAAGAAACAAACATTGAATTTCCCGGCAGGAACCACAGACCCAAACCCGATGCAGTTAGTTAAAACATATATCGGTAACGGACAAGTTGATAAACTTTCAGTAAATTTATGTAGTCGAAACATTAAAGCAACGTTGAAATATGATACAGAATAACAATATTAGCGTTTTACCGTGGTACACGTCAATTAATGAACAGAACCACAGAAAAAGTTACGCATACGGCGCAATTTACCCGTTATTTGCCCAGGCTGATAGATTGTTGCCGTTTCAGATAATAAGAAACACACGGTCAAATAATGTTACGTCAGTGGTATTGTATGAAAAGACCGGAAAGCAAGTTGCAAACATAACAACGTACATGAAAGAAACCGGATTGCAGATTGTCCGGTTTCAAACGTTGGGTTATGATGTTATATTGTACCCGTCAATATTACCCATGCCATTAAATCAGTTGGACGGAATATATTATATGACGTTATCGGATGGCGTGCAAACGTGGTATTCTGAAATGTTCACGGTTGTACAAGATGTTTCCGGTTACTTAAAAATACAATGGTGGGATATTGAAAATTTGGTATTTGACGCCGGGCAAATAGTATATAAAAACCCGGATTTCAAAAATACGTTGTACCTTTGTACAGAGTTGGGAAAACCGGATTATGAATTTGAAGAGGACGGCGAAGAACGGGACGGGTATTTTTTCCCGGAAAAACAAATTTCAGTCAAGACGTTTAAATGTACGATATTGGCACCGGAGTTTCTTTGCGACGTTATGCGTTTTATCCGTATGGCTGATTACATTCATATAACGGATAAATACAGCAGGGAATACGATTGCGATATGTTTCTAATTACCCCAAAATGGCAGACGCAAGGGGATTTGGCGAGCGTGGAAATTGAGTTTAAAACAAATACTGTCGTTAAGAAAATAGGACGTGGGTATATTACAACAGCAAACAAAGGAGATTTTAACGGCGATTTTAATAATGATTTCAAGAACAATTAAATTAATTAGATTATGGGAAATTACGAACAATTAAAACAAGCGGTTTCCAATGTTATTAAAACAAACGGGAACCAAGAAATTACCGGAGCAATATTGCAAAATGCTTTATTGTCTATTATTTCAATGGTTGGAAGTAACGCAACATTTGCAGGAATTGCAACGCCCGATACAAATCCAAGTACACCCGATGAAAATATATTTTATTTTGCTACCACTAAAGGACAATATGTTAATTTTGGAGGAATTGAAGTAGATAATGAAGCTGTAATTCTGCAAAATAAAAATAACAGATGGGAAAAAAAAGCAACCGGGATTGCATTAGCTTTAAATGTTGATAAACTTTCAAGACAATTATATTACAATGATGTTTATTTAGCAAACAATAAAGAATTTAGGAACTTATTTTCATATACACCGTTAGAACCAACTTTGATAGAAGAAAATAAATTAATACGTTCAAATGGGGAATTAGAAGAAAATGACGAATCGTTAAAAAATGCTTATAATGTTGCATATTTTGATGTGTTAGAAAATAATAAATATTATATATCATGCCCAATAGGAGGACAATATGATAATATAATGTTTTTATCATTTATTGAAAAAAACGGCTCAATAATATTTTCAGAATGTAACGCAGAAAACACAGATAAAAAAGAATTTGTTTTTACTGCAAAAAAGAGTGGAAAACTAAGGATATGTTATCGTAATTTTGATAATTTATTAGTATATAAAGATGTACAAATAAACAATAAAAACTTCGTATGGTATGATACGCAAACAGAGTTTGACATATATAATATATTTGGCTATAAGGGACGAGCATATAATTCAATAGTTGATATTAAATTTTATAATTGTGATAGTAACGAAAAAAGAGCATTGTATGTTGTTCGGAATGGCAGACCAAAAGACAATACATTTAACATACGTACAAGCGTTTTAAAAAATGATGTATGGGAAGTTGAATTTGAATACAAAGTAAATGATGTAAACATAATTAATCCGACGGGAAATGCTATATTTGATGTTGAAATAAGAAATGGTATAAAGAAATGTATTATAACATTTAATTCAGCATACATTAATAAGATTGATGGCGATCAAATAGTAGATAATATAAACGCTAATCCACTATTAATATTTTCCAAAAATTGTTACGTAGAAAACGGGTTATGGTACAAAGAATTTGGGATTGATTCATTTCCAATAACAGGGTTTGTAAGTTCAAATAATAACGAATTTATAAATCAAAAGGGCTACCGTACTTCTGAATTTATAGAAGTAAAAAAAGGGAATATTATTTTATCATATAATCAAGGTTCTATAAATGTATATGCAATTTCACTATATGATGAAAATAAAAAATTTATAAAAGGCTTTTTGCCTAGTTCTACAATTCCGGAAGTAATGGGCACTAATTATTATATAGTTGGCGACGATAATGTAAAATTTGTCCGTTCCACAACAAACTATAAAGTATTAGATTTGTCATATCTTATTATTAGTGATAGGATGCCAATTGAGGTATTTAATTTCACTAAAAATGATGATAATGATTTAACAAAAAATTATCTATTAAAAAAAGAACGTCATTCTGTAAACTTTTCTTTTGATGATGGGGCTGCAAATGATACATTAGTAAAAAGTGTGTTTGATGAAAAAGGAATTAAATGTGGATTTGCGCTAATAGCTGCAAATACTAGATATATAGAATATTATAAAGAGGGTTTTGAAATATTGGCACACGGTAAAACTCCATTAAATAGCGCAACAGAAGAACAAGCAAAAACGGCTTTTATTAAAGGTAAAAAAATTGTTGAAGATATGGGAATAATATGTAATGGTTGGGTAACCCCGAATTCGCAATTAAAAGAAGATTTACACCCATTGGTATATGATTATTTTGATTATGGTTTTACTACTTATAAAGGTAATATAACAGAAGGACAAGTTCAAACGAAAAATTTAAAATCGTATGATTTATGGCGTATTCATTTAGCAACATTAAAAGATAATTTAACAATTATAGATGATGCGGTTTCGCAAAACGGGGTTGTTTCCGTTTATGCCCATAGTTTTGAAATAGACGATTTGTGGACAATACAAGATTTGAAAAATGTTATAGACTATATAAAAGCAAGAACAGAGATATTAATCCCATATGAAAGTTATATAAAACTTTTTTCAATAAGACACAATGAACAATAATAAGTTATATGGAAAGAATATTTAATTGGGAACAATGGCGTATTATAGCCGTTTCAACGGTTAGCCCGTTATTTGGTTATTTTACCCCGACAAAGGGTTTTGTTTATGCGTTGGTAGTAATGTTTGCGTTCAATATTTGGGCGGGTATGAGGGCGGACGGCGTGGCGATTGTGCGATGCAAAAACTTTTCATTCCGGAAGTTCAAAAACGCATTGTGCGAATTGCTTTTGTATCTGTTTATTGTGGAGGAGATTTTTATCATTATGAAAAATTGCGGCGACGACCAAGCGGCAATTGTCGTTGTTAAATCGCTTACTTATGTGTTTATGTACGTGTATTTGCAAAATGCGTTCCGCAATCTGATTATTGCGTACCCCCGGAATTTGGCGTTACGTATTATTTACCATGTTATCCGTTTGGAGTTTACAAGGGCTTTTCCGTCGCATTTGCAACCGATAATTGACAGATTGGATAAAGAATTTGGGGACGACCCCGACAAAAACAATAAAAAGAAAGGAGAAAACGAAAATGAGTAAAGTTGTAATTCTTGATGGAGGTCACGGCGTGGATTGTGCCGGGAAACGTTCCCCCATTTGGGGGGACGGTTCCCAATTGTTTGAATGGGAGTTTAACCGTGACATTGTACGCCGTATTGCGGCGATGTTAAAAGCCGATGGCGTAAAGTTTGAAATTTTGGTACCGGAGGAAACCGACGTATCATTGCCGGAACGTTGCCGACGTGCAAACGTTATCCATGCAGATTGCGGCAATAATGCCGTTTTGTTTAGCGTTCATGGGAACGCCGGAGGCGGCACCGGGTGGGAATGTTACACAAGCGTAGGACAAACGAAAGCGGATGCAATCGCAACCGTTCTTTGCGAAGAAGCGGAAAAGGAGTTTGCCCCGGACGGTTGGAAAATGCGTTTCGATTATATAGACGGCGACCCGGACAAAGAAAGCCAATTTTATATTCTGAAACATACTGTTTGCCCGGCGGTATTATCTGAAAATTTCTTTTTTGATAATGAAAAGGATTGCCGTTTTATGATGAGCGACGACGGAAAAGAAAGGATTGCAAAGGTACATTTTGAAGCAATAAAGAAAATTGTATGAAAAAGTATTTGATTTGGGCGGCAATTGCGATGGTAGTTGCCGCCGTTGCAACAATATGGGTGCAACGAACGAAAATTGAAAAATTGACGGACGAACGGAACAGATACCGGGGAAATACAGAAACATTGTTGCAGGACGTCGAAACGTACAAAACAAAGGATAGTTTGAACGCCGCCAAAGTTGGGGTTTTGGAGCTGAAATTGTCAGAGTTTGAAAAATACCGGGCGAGCGATGCGGAGTTGATAAAGACGTTGCAGACAAAGAACCGGGAGTTGGAAGCCGTTACAACGGCACAAATGGAAACAATAACCAAATTGCGGGGAACCGTCCGGGATAGTGTTGTATATTTGCCCGGCGACACGGTTACGACCGTTTTACGATGCGTCGATATTGTCGAACCGTATTTTGAGTTGCACGGATGCGCCACGCCGGACGGACAATTTACCGGGACGCATATAAACCGGGATAGTCTGTTGATTGTCGAAACGGTGCAATACAAACGTTGGTTGGGTTTTTTATGGAAAACCAAAAAGATAAAGAACCGGGAAATTGATGTTGTAAGCAAGAACCCGGCAACAAAAATATTGGGCGTTGAGTTCGTAACCATAGAAAAGTAACTTTTATTGTTCATAATACCGGGAAACGGGGATTGTAACCAAGCGTTGCAACCCCGTTTTTGTTTTTGCCCGTTTTTAGCCCCGTATTTCGATTATTTTGTTTGAATGGATAATGTACCCACCCCGGCAAATAAAGTGGCTTAAAATGAAAATTCGCCAAAAATAACTTTGCATACCGTGAATAAAGTAATTAAAAATATTCTTTTTATATTTGCACCGTCAAAAATGCAAAAATAAAGAATATGGAAATTTGGAAAGATGTAACCGGATATGAGGGTTTATATTTAGTTAGTTCATACGGGCGTGTTAAGTCTGTTAAAAGTGGGTTGATATTGAAGCCGACCCAAAAGAATTGCGGCGGATTGCAATTAAAGTTGAGTAAAAACGGAAAGTCGAAAGGTTTTCAAATTAGCCGATTAGTTGCAATTGCTTTTATCCCCAACCCGGAGGGCAAACCATGTGTTGACCATATCGACGGGGTGCGTTTTCATAATTTCGTTGAAAATTTGCGTTGGTGTACATACGACGAAAATATGAATTATGAATTAGCCATTGCCAACAAAACACGATACACGGATAAAATACAGGGGTTAGGATACGACGGAAAAGTTGTTGTTGAGTTTGCCAACTATAAAGAGGCGGTAAAAAAAGGGTTTAATCGTTCATTGATAAAAAAGAGTATCGACACGGGAAAGCCATACAAAGGAATTTACTACAAATACCAAAAATAAAAGAAATTTTTTTGGTAGTTAAAATAAAATGCCCTATCTTTGTGCCATGTTAATAAAACGACCGGGCGTTTTCCCGGCAACAAAAAGAGCGATACAATGAAGCCCGAAGATATTTACAACGGTTTGGAATATACGACAAGAGAGATTAACCGTACTTTCAAAATCAAAGTAAACGGATTGTTCAACGGCAAAAAGATTAACACGTTGGTTGGCGTTTCCGGTTTGATTAAGTTAGTAGGCGTTGAAATGGCGAACAAATTATTGCGCCGTGCTTTCCGTTGTGTCAAAGACGCCGAACATTGTAAATTGCGCCGGGGTTTGAAAATATCCTTTTATTATTACTAATCCGACCGGGCGGGTTCCCGGAACCAAATACAAATTCGTATGAGTTCAGAAAAAAGAAACAAGTTAAGCGAGATTTTCAAATTGGCGTGGCAGTTCGTAAAACGCAATGGTTATAAACTTTCAGAGGCTTTAAAATGTGCATGGTTGAACATTAAGTTGAAAGCCGAAATGAAAAAACGAATTGTAAAATTCTACTTTCAGAAAATAGACGGTTCATTGCGTGAGGCATACGGAACCACAAACCCGGAAACAATCCCGGCAACAACCGGAACCCGGAAACCCGCCGACACGGTACAAACGTATTTCGATACAGAAAAGCAGGAATACAGGTGTTTCAAAAAAGCTAATTTAATTCGTATTGCATAATCAACGCCGGGGATTTCCCCGGCAAAAAAACAAATGATATGAAAACAATAAACAACATTGATGATTTAAGCGAAAGCGCAATTAATAAACTTTATTCATTTAGAAATTGGGCTGATAAAATGTCCGAAAAATGCCCGGAGGACGGAAAAGAATTGCAATGTGGCACAAATTTACATTGGTTGTATTATCAGAGTAAGAAATAAAAAGCCCCCCGGCGTCATAAATCAATATGCACCGGGGGAATTTTACGCAGTAACCGAGAGCGATATTTGGTTGATGCGGTACCACAAAAATATATTGTTTGCCGTAAATTGCAAAACAACCCGCAAAAATAAATTTGAAATAAAAGTATTTATCTTTGGTAATTAAAAAAATATTTGTACCTTTGCATTGAAGTTAAGCCCACGCACGGGGATAGTGCGAAATAATATGAATATCAGAAAAGACAAAGAATTGAACATTTTGGCGAAAGCAGCCGGAAAGAAAGCAACAGAAGTTGAAACAATCATTGTAAACCAATTAATCCAAAAGGAAATGATACAAGACGACCCGGAATTTTGGGGATGCACTTTGTTTGATAGTATCGAACGTGACGTTCCGGTTTCTGATGTTGTCGGCATTATCAAAGCAACCGGAATTTCGGTTGTACGTTCCGAACATTTGGACGCATTTCTGAATTTGGTATTGGTCGGAAAAGGAGATTGCCCGGTATGTGGCGGAGAAATGGAAGTTACCGACGCCGATTATAAATGTTGCGGCGGCGATGGGTATTTAACCCCGTATGAATACGAACCGATATTTGAGGAAAAAACCTGCAAACATTGCGGGCATGTAGAGTAATAACCATAAAAATAAAACAATATGAAATTGAGAGTAAACGAAGCAATCGCCCGTTCAGAGGCAAACGGAAAGAAAGTATTGAAAAAGGATATTGCAGCCCGATTGTTTGAGGGCGCAAGCGAAAGCGCACAGCAGGTAAATATGACAAATCTTTGCAACGGGACAACCAAAAGGATTGTTCCGGAATGGGTAGTAATAATTTGCGAAATGTGCGGTTGTTCCGCCGATTATCTGTTTGGAATGGAGGATTAAAACCATGAAAAAGAAGTTTATCGAAAAAATGGAAAAGATGGTTGATGTTTTCTTTTCCGATGCGTGGCAAGCAAAGGTTTTTGCAATGATATTTAGCATTTTCGGAGTAATATGTTTTATTGCCGGATTTTGGAATTATATCCATTTTTTGTTTTCTGCAATGTGTGGATTAATGGTTTATGTATTGTTTAACGAATTAAAGAGCAAATAACATGAGAGCGAAAAAGAAACAGCCGGAAAACCCGGAAAAAAGTATTGCAAACACAATGGGTAACGCAGTAAATGCGGTTAAGAAGTTGGCGGAAGCAATGGGACAATTGCCCGCCGATAAATTCCCGGAAATAAACGATGAACAACAGATTGTCCCCGGATTGGATGCCGTCGAAATAGAACAGCCCGCCGGGGCTTTTGAAATTGTGCCGGGCATGACGGTTGAGGAAATGACGGCAATGTTCTTTGATGGCGCATTAATCGAACCGCCGTATAAAGTATGGCAGCTAAACAGCAAAGGACACCGATATTATTACAAGTTTGACGACAACGGAACCCCGGAATTTTATCCGTCAGTTACAACCATATTATCGCAGACAATGCCAAAATCGGAATTTCTGATTAAATGGATTGCCGACAAAGGTATTGACGAGGCGGAACGATACAAAGCAGAACGGGCGGCGTATGGTACATTTATGCACGCCCAATTTGAGGAACTTATAATTAACCGGGTTTATGATTTGGACGGACTGAAAGCCAAATTAAAAGATTATATTGATAACAACAAATTGCCAGCCGATTTCATTTATTACGCTGATGATTTCAAAAAGGACATATTGGCATTTGCGCAATTTGTTTTGGATTATGACGTTAAACCGTTAGCCGTGGAAATTGCGTTGGTACACCCCGTTCATAATTACGCCGGAATGATTGATTTGCCGTGTACGATGTTATCAAAGCCCGGTTCAAAAGAATACATAAACGCAATTGTGGATTTCAAAAGCGGGCGCAAAGGATTTTACGAAGAAGCGGAAATTCAGTTGCATTTATATGCGATGATGTGGAACGAAAATTTTCCGGATATTCCGATTGACCGTGTTTTCAATTTCAGCCCGAAAGATTGGCGAAAGAAACCGACGTACAATTTGAAAGACCAAACAGACAGCCCGAACGCAAAGAAAATCCCGTATCTTTTGGAGTTGGCAGCAATTGAGGACGAAAAACGGGATAATACATTTACGGCGGTTTCCGGGGAAATATCATTGGATAACGAACCGGATTTGACAAACAATATTGTTTCGCTGACGTTGGCGGAACTTGTTAAAAGCAAAGCCCCGGCGGAAAAGAAAAAGCCGGAACCGGAAAAAGCCGTTACCGTTGAGGATTTGAAGAAAGACCCGGAACCCGAACCACAGCCGGAACAGAATGTTATCAGTTGCGAAAAGTTTATTGATTTGATAAACAACGACGACGACAATTATTCATTATACCAAACAACAGATATTGGGAACACATACGGCGTACAATTGGTTGACGATGGCTTTAATTTAGACCAATACAGATGGTACAGCATAGCAACCAATATTTATAAATGTTCTGACGGGTTTGTTAAAGTGACCGGAGTGTTTCAAAGTTTTTCAGAAATGCAGGGTTGGTCGGATATAGACGTACATTCAGAGGCGGAAAAATTGCAGGGAAAAGAATTGCAAGCGTTTGAATTGAGAATGAAAGCGTATGAAATAGAAAATGCCACGGAACAACAGCTGGAACCCGAACCACAACCGGAACCGGAGGAAAAGAAAACCAAGACCGTAAAGAGAACCACACGAAAAACGGCAAAAACGGCGGAAAACAAGCCCGTCAAGGAAAAGAAAACCGCAAAACGTACAATTACACCAAAAAAAGAAAAAGTGGCTAAAATCGAAGAAAAACAGCCTAAAAAGCCGGAACCCGTGACAAAGAAAGATTTGTTGAATACTGAAATTGATATATAAAAGCAAGGGGCGGAAAGCCCGCCCCCGTATCTTTTTCGCCAACATGGGCGATAAGATGATGCAAAAGTAAAAAATAATTTATATATTTGCAATGGGGATAGGTCGGAGTAGCTACCGACCGAAAGGGTAAGCCAACAGCCCGTCCCCATTTCTAATTTGTTGGCAGTTCTTAAAAGTTGGCAATTATGGAAAATGAAATTTGGAAAGACATTCCCGGATATGCAGGGATATATCAAGTTAGTAGCTATGGTAATGTAAGGTCATTAGAAAGACCTTATACAATTTGTTCAAAAACTATTATATCAACAAAAAGCAAAATATTAAAACAAGGAATAGTAAAGGGATATTATAACGTTGAATTAAATGTTAATGGAGTTGCAAAAAAAATTTTTGTACATAGACTTGTGGCATTAGCATTTATTCCTAACATTAATAATTTGCCTTGCATTAATCATAAAGATGAAAATCCATTAAATAATAGAATGGAAAATCTTGAATGGTGTACTATTGAATACAATTTGAAATATGGGACAAGGCAAGAACGAATTTCCAAAAATAGAAAAAGGAAGGTTTTACAATATTCCTCTGAAGGGGAATATATTGCAGAGTACGATGGGGCAATAGACGCTGAAAATGCTACTGGAATAAAAAGGCAAAATATAAGTAAAGTAATATTAGGAAAAAGACACACAGCCGGAGGATATATTTGGAAGAAAGGAGGCTCAAAATGAAAGGTAGAATAATGCGTAATGAACCAATAAATAGAATATCATTACCTATAATTGGGAAAATAAAAGTTGGCATAAAAGATGAAAAGGGATTGCCTAAAAGTATAGATTATTTTGTAAGCACCGGAAAATATGCAGGGCTATTTAATCAAGCATACGGGGATAAACCGCAAACAATACAAATAGTATTTGTTTATGATGAACCGGAAAAGTCATGCAGGGAAGAATATCAATATAGGGATGATGCGGGTAAATTGGTTGCATACGGCGACGGGGAAACGTTCTTTGTATGGAACGGAAAACAATATTGTCAATATAGTACAAAGGATTATCCCAATTTGATGGCGGGGGTTGCGGAAAAGCACCCCAACCGTGCCGTATTAAACGGCGGCGACGGATGGATTGTAACGTTAACCGTAACTTTCATTATTCCGTTGGTGCGTGGCGTTGGCGGAGTTTGGCAGTTTACGACAAAGGGGACAGCGTCAACAATACCCAATATCCGTGATACATTCGACGCAATATTGCAAGAAAAGGGATTTGTAAAAGGAATTATCTTTGATATGAATGTACAATTTGCAGTTTCTCAAAAGCCCGGCGACCGTTCCCGTTATCCGGTTGTTACGATTGTTCCAAACGAAAGTGAGGGAAATTTGTTTGCGGTAAAAGAAGCATTTAAGCCCGTACAGTTGTTGGAATAAAAAAAAAGTATTATATTTGTGGCGTAAAACGATCGACCGTTACCGATTGAAAGATATTTGCTAATTAGCTACAAAGCCCCTTTTAGATGTGTAACGGCTCTAATTGGGGCTTTTCTTTTTTAATTATGACTTACAATATTTTGATTGACCAAAGATTCGCCGTTGCAAATGAACTGACTATTGTTCAAACAACAACGCTTGCAGCGTGTATGACATTGCCAACGTGGACTAATACAATTACGGTTGATGGCATTGTTTGGTATCAATATTCAGAAACAAAAATGGTAGATGATTTTCCGTTGCTTTTTTCAATCCCTAAAAGAGTTTACAAAAACATTAAAGAACTTGCAGACAGAGGATTTATTGAGTTGAGTTCTTTTGGGAAAACAAAGTATCTAAGATTTACAGAAAAATGTAAAACATGGAACAGAAGCGAAACGGACTTTAATCAGTCCGAAAACGGACTACAAGACTATAATATTAATATACAGCAGTCCGAAAACGGACTAAACAACAGTCCGAAAACGGACTTTAATCAGTCCGAAAACGGACTACAAGACTATAATATTAATAATAATAATATTAATAACACTATAAAGAAAGAGGCTAAAGCCTCAAAAGAAAATCCAAACGGATTTTCACAAGACAATTTTTCAAACGAAGAAAAAACAGTTAAAGCAAGTATTGTTTATGGGTTTACCCCGGAATTGTTGGACGTCAGAAAACAAGTAATTGATAAAGTTGATAATTACTTTGCAAAACTTGTATTCCCATTTGATAGCGATGAATTTAAACGGAACTTTTATATTTTGATGTGTCAACCGAAATGGAGAACGTCGCAAAAGAGTTTTTCAGCGATACAAGCAAACTTAAATGGTTTGAGTAAATACCCGGAAGAATTTGCGCTGATTCTGATAAAAGAAAGCATTTCAAAAGGTTGGGCGGCGTTAGAATATGATTCAACCCCCGAAAAATACGAAAAATGGGAAAAAATGAAACGTTCCGTAAAGACAGAGCAGCAAAGCAGCAAAGAAATTGCGGATATGATGAAGTATTTAAACAATGATTTTGATTGATATGGGAGCTATTGAAAAAAAAGAAAATACGGCTTTAGAAATATATAATACCAAGCCCGGAACAAAAGCCATTGAAGTACGCCGTAGAATGATGCAATTGCCGGAGGTTGCCAAAGCATTAAACCCAGTTGAAAAATATGTTTTCGCAGCGTCAACAAAAACACCAATTGCGGAAATTGACGATGCAAAATTAGTTGAAAATCTTTCGTTGTTGTTTAAGCGTATAGCAATGGACGTTGGTTATATAATACCACAGAATGAAAATGATTGGAATTATATACAATCCCGGTTGTTGGATATTCTGAAACGTTATCACTCTGATATGACGTTGGCGGATATTAAGATAGCTTTTGAGTTGGCGACGACCGGGGAATTAGACGAATTTTTGCCGAAAGATAAACACGGGAACCCGGATAAAAATCATTATCAGCAATTCAATGCGGATTATCTTTCAAAGATATTGAACGCATACAAGCGAAAACAGAACGTCGTAATTGACAAAGCGTTTAAAGTATTGCCGGAACCAAAAGGCGAAATGACGCCGCAGCAAATACGGCAATTTGAGATACAAAGACAATGGCGGAACCGTTATATTTTCCTTTGCTACAAATACACCGGGAAATTAATATTGGGGCTAACTGATGATATGTTTTTGTATGAATGGTTGCAAAAATGCGGGTTGGCTGATGATGTACAAGTTAAAGAGGACGACCGCAAAGAAGCGTTTGCCCGGTATATGCAGCGTGTAGCCCGTGGAATGATAAACCAATATACAGCGTTTCAAGTTCGCCGAAAAGGAACCGAAAGCCCGGAAATTGATTTTACGGCGTTTGAGGTTGCCCGGAAAAAGGAGATTATAAAAGCATTTGACCGGATGATTTCCGAGGAAATGCAAGTTGATAACTACATGAAGTTTTAAATATGGAACTATTTATTGTTTGCTTTATAATTGGCGTAATAGGTTATTTTACAAAAGCGGGAGGATATAAAGATGAAAATTGAAAAATGTGGAAACATAACATTAATAAACGGGGATTGCATGGAGTTTATGCAATCCCAAAGTGATAAATCTTTTGATTTGGCAATTGTTGCCCCGCCATACGGAATTGATTACGCTGCAAAACCTGCAAGGTCAAAGCATGAAAAAAAGAATTGGGATAATGATATACCAAATGATATTTATTTTGACGAACTTTTCAGAATTTCTAATAAATGTATAATATGGGGTGGAAATTATTATAAATTGCCTCCATGCCAATGTTTTATATTTTGGTACAAACAAAATCCGGTTCCTAACTTTTCAGATGGTGAGTTTGCGTGGACTAATTTTAATTGCCCTGCAAAATGTTTTGATTATAGATATTATGGAAATTTACAAGGTAAAAGTTCAGTCAAAGAAAAAAAGATACACCCCACACAAAAACCAATAATATTATATGAATGGCTATTACAAAATTTTGCAGAACCCGGTCAAAGGATATTGGACACGCACGGCGGAAGTATGAGCCATGCAATAGCCGCACATAAATTGGGCTTTGATTTAACTATAATTGAAAAAGACCCGGTTTATTATGAACAAGCAAAGAAAAGATTAATTGAGTTTCAAATACAGCAAGTTTTATTTTAATTATGAAAATTATAACATCTATTTCAAATAATATAAAAGGGATATCAAAGAAAGCGGGAGGTTATATATGGAAAAAAATATAAGAATTTCAGCAGTAGTGGGAATTGACCCGGGAAGCAATGGCGGTATTGTAACATGGCGACCAAATCAAAATATCAAGGCAATACAAATGCCAAAGGATTTAACAGATTTGCGTAATTATTTGGAATATCTGAAAACCATTTGTTCGCCAATTGTCTTTTTGGAAAAATTGAGCGTGCGCCCGGATGATGTAACGCTTGGTGCCGATGGCGTAAATATGGGTAAATTGTAACGCATACAAAAAATGCTTGCAAACTTTGAGCAATTGAAAGCCATTATAACCGTCGCCGAAATACCGTTTGTTCTAATAGCCCCTATTTCGTGGCAGCAAAAACTAAGGATAAGAATAAAAAATGAAGATAAAAAAGACAGAAAAAAAAGATATAAAGATATAGCACAATCACTATATCCAGAGATAAAACAAACTATGTATTCATGCGATGCAACTTTGATAATGCACTTTGGACGTTATATGTTAGCTAACAATATGGATTGGATAAAAAGTAATTTACCGAATTATTTACATAATAGATTATGGGATTAGAATTTGAAGAATATAAAGAAATATTTCCATCGTATTACATATCAAATTTTGGGAATATAAAGCATGATAATAACTTTCTAAAAAAATGTATCCATTCTAATGGATATGAACAGGTTAATATACGTATCGGTAATAAATATGTTACAAAATTAATACATAGATTAGTTGCTGCGGCTTTCATTCCGAACCCGGACAACAAACCATGTGTTGACCATATCGACGGCAATAAGAGGAATAATTATGTTTCAAATTTGCGTTGGGTTACACCAGTAGAAAACGCGAATAATATTATCACAAAAAAGAGAAGTATAGAAAACAGAAAATCACATAATGAAAAAAAAATAGTTGCAATAAGTGGCGAAATTAATGTGTATTTTAATTCAATAATAGAGGCATCTATTATATTGGGGGTCGATAGAACTAGTATTTCAAAATGCCTAAAAGGTCAAAGGGGGAAAGCTGGTGGATATGTTTTTAAATATCAGGAAATGGTTACATATACTGATTTTATAAATGCTATAAAACAGATGAGGCATAGCCAAAGACGTTACAAACGGAACCCAACCCCGGAGAAATTGGCAACGTTAGAAAGTTGGGAACGCAAAGTTGATGCAATTGTTGCTAAAATAACAGATAAACAAATGAGGCTGTTTTGATTTATGCCCGGAATGTATAACGTTCCGGGTTTATTGTTTTTTTTTTGAAAATAAAAAGAAAAAATTTTGGTAGTTAAAATGCTATGCGTATATTTGCAGTGTCAAACAACGAAAGACCCCACAGTCTAACCAAAATGCAAAAAGACTGTTGAAAGATTAAGTTCGTAAGAGTAGAAAGTAAGCAACGGTATCTACAAAGGGTTAAATGATGGTTCGGTAACCGATTAAATGAAGCTATAAAGCCAAAATCTTTCAAAGTATGACAAACACCGACCGGGCGGGTTCCCGGAAAGTAAACATTTTATTATGAAAACAACGATTTACGATTTTGATTTTGAGATTGCCGGACACGGATATTACAAAGTAACTTACACGTCCCCGGCAACGGGTAAAAGATGGACGACAACAACAAACAATATGCCTTTGATTGATGCGACCAAGAACGCAGAAGAACCGAAACGTAAGGATTTGGAAGAACTTAAAAGGATTTGTAAAGATGGGAAAGTTTGTTGATGAAGTAGGAGCAATCCGGCACGCAATGAGCGACAAAGAGTTGAACGAATTATACAAGCGTTTGGAAAATTTCATTGCTGATTGCACGGTTGAGGAAGCGAAAGAAAGCCGGGACGCATTTGTT